TGGCTGTTGAAAATAGCTTGATGCCTTGGAGTATGGCGGCTGCAGAGCTTACTGGGATGAATCCAATTGATATCATAGATATGATTGAAAAAGATCAAGATCTGTTATTGTCGTTAAGAGTTCCACCAGAATATTTACAGAAACCAGAATATTTACAGAAAGATCCTAATGAGATCATAGAGGTAATAGAATAAATGTCTGTTATTTATCAGCAAGTTAAAAAAATAAATATGTCAGGTGGGGATCCTGTTCAAATCGTTGGGGGAACTGGCATTCAAGTCCAGCAAGCAGGATCAACTTACACAATCATTAATGCTGCGCCTCTTAATACGCCACCAGTGGAAAGGATCAAACAAAGTGAGGTGTTAACCCCCACCGCTAAAAATATCATTGTCTCCACAGCAGCAACGACTCCTGTTAATATTGTTTTACCAGCTGCTAGCCTCTTTCCGGTGGATCCTGATCTCTATTATAGATTTGTTATAGCTAATTTTAGTGATAAGGACGTTACAATTCAGATCAGTGATGGATCAAGTTTTATTAACTCATCTCAAAAAGTTGTATTGAAAGCAAATCCGACAAGGCCTTATAAAGCATTTTTAAACGCTTGTAATTTCCCTGCAGCAAATGGATTTCCGGCTATTTCAGCGTGGGAAAAAGAAGATGGAGTTTTATGCAAATTTAAAGCCAGATTTACCGGTTCTGTTCCTATGAGCACATTCAACACGCCGACCCCTATAGCGTTCAGGGAAGGCAATGAGACAGACAATGATACAGTTTTTAAACTTGATCCTGCTGATGATACAAACATTTTGATCAATGCTTCATGTAACCTTCAAGCTGCTTTTGATTCAACTATTGATGCTACTGGATCCTCTCCAACGTATAACGTTGAATTATATGTTGAAATAACTAGGGGTGGGGTAGTTCTCCCGATAGATCCTTATACGAGGATCAAAACCGGAAACTTTGGCGGTGAGGATTCAGCGATAACTAAAGTTGTTGATTTTGATGTGTTTGCAGGCGATCAGCTAAAGATCATTCAGCACGTAACAAATAACGCTGGGCCAACCACACAAGGCAATCATATTGCAGCTAATTTATTTTTAAGGGCGTTTGTATGAGTTGGATTAAAGAACTTTTCACTAGTGATATCATAGACTTTTTTAAAACGATCACAAATAGATTTTTTAACAAAGAGACCTCAAAAGGAATGATGCTAATCGGGATTGTTGTTGGTGCTGATTATGGCCTTGATATTGACACAATAGAAAGAATTTTCGATGGTGCTGAGCAAGATCCTATAAGTTTAGTTCTTACTCTTATTTTTTTAATTGCATACAGCAAGTTGATCAAAAAGGAGGGCGAATAAATGTGGTTTGTTAATGATGAGCTCAAAGAAAAATTAGAAAAGATCGAAGAAAGGTCAAATGAACTAGACGCTGAAACTTATCTTTCTGAGCCAAAAAAAGATCGAATTTTCAAGGGTGTGTTAGGAACTCTAGTTGATGAGCCAATGCCTTGGTTTGATCTCTTTTGCGTTGAATATACTGTATATTCTGATATAATACGCTATATTGATCAGGAAAATTTAGAAGATACTTCTGAACCCATCTATCTTGATTTCAATTCGGGCGGTGGAGTTGCTAGCAATAATTTTTTATTAGCTATGAACGCAATAAAAGAATCAAGACGTAAAATTGTTGCTGTTGTGCATGATTGCGCTGCCAGCGCTGCTTATATGCTAGCATCTCAAGCGAGCAAAATTTGTGCCATTGGTGAATTTAGCATGATCGGATCTGTTGGCGTGGCGGTTGATCTGTATGTTCAAAATGAAGAAAGTTTATCTATAACTAACCGAGAATCAAAAGATAAACGACCTGATTATAGCACAAGTGAAGGTATAGAGGTTTTACAGGATCAGCTTGATTCTATGTTTGAAATAGTGAAAAGTAAAATCATAGAATCAAGGCCTGCATTAAAGAATTCTGACTTTGGAAAAGGTCGGATGTTTATAGCTGAGGAAGCTTTGAATTTAAATTTGATTGATCAAGTTGGATTAAGCTCTGAAGCAAAAGAAGACCAACCAAAAAAAGGCAATATAACAATGAACTTAGATAAGATTAAAGCAGATCACCCCGATCTAGCTAATCAATTGATGGCGGAAGGAGCGAATCAAGCAAAGATCAACGCTACCCAAGCTATTGAAGATTTTAAAAATGAAACGCTGTCCCATTTAAAAATGGCGGAATCATCTGGAAATTTTGAGTATGCCATACAATGTATTCAAGATGGGGTTTCATTTAGTGATGAAGTAGCTATTAAGCATATGAATTCTAAGAAAGAATTTGCAGAATCACAAGATAAAAGCCACAAGATCTTAACTGAAAAACTTCTGAACAGCAACCAAGAATCAAACGATATCGCAGCCATGGAAATGAGCGAAAAATCACCAGAGATCAAAGGTGATGCAGTTGATCAGATGGCTAGAAATTACAGTAAAAAAGAGGTGAAAAAATGAGTTGTTGCCCATTAGATCCACTTTACCAATTAGATCACGGTAAGCCCCTTACACAAGGCCATTTCACAGCAATTACAAAGCCAATCGGGCAAGCAGCACCAGCAGCTGAGGACTGGACAAGAGGTTTGATCGTTAGCCTAGATCCTTTAGATGGTATCTTCAAGCCTTGGGATGGATCCACAGAAGAACAACAAATTGCAGTCTTGCAATGTTGCGCTTCATGGGATGGAGTGGCGACACAACAGCCTTCAACCCTGATTCTAAAAGGCAATGTGTTTGATTCTTTGCTTTATTTTCCGGGCTTTACAGCACCATTAACACCTTTGCAGATCCAAGCGTTGCAAGTATGGGGTCTTACAGTGATCCCGCAGCGTGATCTATCTCGTACAACAGGAGATCTATAATATGCTATCAGTATGCCAAGAGGCGATCATTGACAAATACGAGCAAGAGTGGAGACCTTACGGCCTGCTTAAGAGCTTTTTTACACCCGGATCACCTAGGATCCTGCAAGGTGAAAAGTTGATCCTTCCTTTCAAGCTCAAAGGGAATCCAATTGCGATCCCGGAGACTTGCTGTAGCGGCCCGAATTTTAACGAGCGCAGAACAAGCGAAGTGATGGTAATAAATGTCGTACCGTATAAAGAAGGCTTTGAGATCAACGCTTGTGACCTTGAAAAAGTGCCGTTCGGTAAAAACCAATTTGAAATGGCGGATCAATTAGCTACTGAGAATTTATTTGATTTGATCGTTGAAGGGATCCGAGACAATGAAGATTTATTATCAAGATCTTGGGAACTTCAAGCGGCTCAAATCTGGCAAACTGGATCTTTATCGTTAACAGATCGATCTGGCAAAGTCAGATATGAATATCAATTCCCAACGCCAGCAAGCCATTTCCCCACTGTTGCAACGGCTTGGAGTGACTCAGCAAACGCCACCCCGATCAATGATCTTGCAGCTCTAGCAAGTTTAATTCAGTCAAATGGTAAAGCACGTCCTGATACCGTCATTATGAATGAAAAAACTTATTTAGATTTCATTAATACGGTCCAAGTTGAACTGAAAGGCGATCTTCTACGGATTGATACAATCGGGATCAACCGGGAAGGATTGGAAGTGCTAGGCGGAATCCTTAAAGGATCCTTGTCTGCTGGTTCTCATAATCTTAAGATCTGGGTTTATAATGAAGAGTATGACGATCCTGAAACAGGGGATCCTAAAAAATACGTTGAAGATGATAACGTTATAATGATATGCAGTGCGGAATCTAATGGTAACCGTGTTCGGTATAATAAATATTTTATTCCAACTCCAAAGATCCCAATGACATCAAACATTAGCAATACAATCGGGCGTTTGATCCCTGAAAATATTTCAGAGGATGGAAGTGTTACTCAAGAATTACACGCTTACGGGCAGATTGACGGCTCAGCAATGACGGTTGAAACAAGATCCAGAATGATCTATATTCCTGTTTCATTTTTAACGTACGGTTGTTTAAAAACGGCTTAGGAGGCTACAGATGGCAACAAAAAGATACAAAGTAGCTGATAATTCAGCAATCACCATTGGCGGATTCGTTGTTAAACAAAATCAAATAATTAGAGATGGTTTGATGACGGATCAAATTAGAGATCGACTTCTAAAAATGGGAAAGATTATTGAATTTGATGCGGCTGAAGCAAAAGCTGAAGCAAAAGAAGCTAAGAAGAAAGATCAAACTAAATAATGGTTGATTTGCTTAAAGTCGCAGTGACTGATTTAAACAAGATCTTAAGTATTGATTTTGCTCAAGATATTGAATTTATCAGTCCTGCTGGCGTAAGCTTGCCGATCATTAGAGGTTATTGTAATCAGGTGGCCTTGTCGTTTGATCCTGAAACCGGGCAAAACTTTGCAGCGTCTAGAGCTTCAATCTCTATACCTAAACAATCCATTGTTAATCTTCAAATTGAGCTGCCAAACAAAAGCGAAATTAACGGGGATCAACCTTGGATCGTTAGTTTTACAGATAAGTTGAATATAAAAAGAACTTACAGTATAATAGAATGTATGCCGGATGATACGCTGCAATGTATTGTTTATAAATTGGGATTGATCAAAACATGACGCCACAGATTAACAGCTTGATTGATCCAATAGATCAAAGGTTGATCGTTCTGAATAAGGTAGCTGAGTTGTTAAAGGTTGAATTTGATAATCAGCTTATCCTTGCCCAAAATGCAGGTGCAGACACTAAACCATATGATGTACGTGTATTTGAATCAAGGTATGCACCTATTGGGCAACTGATTGATCTTACAGATCAAAATAAAGACCTTAGAACTGTAATTAATATTCAATCAATCAATGGCAACAGGAACGCAGGAACAGCAAGCGCCCTTGTGGGTGCTAGTTTTAAGTGTTTGTATTATATAGATATTTTCGGCTTTGCTATTAATAAGATCCAAGGATCAGGGCAAGATCTACCGGACAGGCGAGCTTTTCTAAACGCTGATCAAACCTTCTCGGTAGTTAGAAAAATTATTAGCTCAGTATATTATCAAACTTTAGCTTGTGATTCTAAGCTCGTTTCAAAAAGAAATCATATACTTAATTATGTGGTATTAGGATCCAATCAAGACGAGAATCCAACCGTTTCTATCCATGGAATTAGATTGAATCTTGAAGTTGTTGTTGGAGAAAACCAAATTTTAAATGATGGTGTACCGTTACAAGGTACGGATTATACTATAATTAGATCAGGAACTGGCGAAGTTCTGATCGATGGCACAGAGGATCTATAAATGTCTTCACTTTTAGGTACCACAAAAGCCGCCACTTTTGCGCTTAACGTGGAGTTTGATTCTTCACGGGCTGGTAGTGCTGTAACACTGCCACAAAGGATCGCAATATTTGGTCAAGGCAATGATTCAGCTTTATATACTACTGATAAATTATTGATCACTAGCTCAAAACAGGCTGGTGATGCATACGGTTATGGTTCCCCGATCCACCTAGTTTCTAGGATCCTTTTTTCGGTTGGGGGTGATCGTGTCGCTGGGATCCCTGTTACAGTTTACCCATGCTTAACGCCAGTCGGTGGAGCTCAAAACACCAGAACGATCACCATCACAGGTACAGCGACTGAGGCCGGAACGCTGACAGTTCAGCGAGGAACTAATATTTTCACTGTTGGCGTAAAAAATGGAGCTGAGGCTGCGGATCTTAACCCTTTAATAGTTGATCAAATAAACGGAGATTTAAATTATCCGTTTTTGGCTGCTGAGGCTGGTGGGGTGATCACTTTAACCACTAAGGCTTCTGGGGCTTGGGGGAATGATATTGATTTTCAAATCTTAAATATCCCTGCTGGGCTTGCCATCGTTAACAGTAACAACGATGATGGGGCCGGATTCATTGACGTTGAAGATCCTTTGATGCTAGTTGGCAATACTTGGGAGACATTATTAATTAACTGTTCACCTGATACAGACAGTACAACATTTTCAGCGTTTGAATTCTGGGGTGAAGGCAGGTGGGATCCTTTGATCACATTGCCAGCAATGGTATTCACTGGCTCAAATAGCGAGGATCTTACAGCTCTTAGAGCTATCACGGACGCCAGAAGATCCGACCGGGTGAATGTCTTAACTTTCAACGCTGGATCCCCTTCTTTAGGTTTAGAAATTGCAGCAAATCAAGTGCTTGTTCATGCGAACATATCAGATCAAAACCCGGCAAGGGCAATCACTAACCAATTTTTGATCAATGTCGCTGGGGGAGCTGAGCAAGTACAGCCGGGCTTTAATGAACGTGATCTATGTGTTGATTCTGGCTTGTCAACGACAGAAATCACGGACGGAAAAGTTCAGGTTAAAGATTCTGTTACTATGTATCATCCGCTTGGGGAAGAAGATCCGGCTTATTCAAAAACGGCAAGCATCATCAAGCTCATGAACGTTATTTTTGCGCTTAGTGCACGATTCAAACAGCCTTATTGGGATGGTGTGCCATTAGTTCCCAATGATCAAAGCGTGTCGAGTGCCAGCGGAGCTAAGAAACCAAGTGACGCAATAACAGAAGCTCAAGTTGTAGTTGATTCGCTGGCT